CTTTTGTATCGAAAAACTGTATCTCATCTATGAATACAGTATGGAAGTTGTATGGTTTTATTGTGTAGTTGTCCTTGACTAACTCCAAGTCAATTACAGAAATAGCATCGTGACTCAAATGGTTATGAGTTACAATGCTTTTACTATCGTATCTATCATCTATTACTGGCTTTAATGCTAGTATTTTAAATCCACTATGTTCAATGAATAGCAGACGCTTTAGCAATTCGCTACTCTTACCAGCGAACATTGGTCCTGCGATTACTTCTAATTTGCCTCTAGGATAACTGTTAGACAACTTCAATGAATTCGATTCCACTGGATTTACCTCTAGTGTCACCACCTTCATTGTCAATGAATTCATCATTATACATAACGCCATCAACAAGTCTATCGCCCAATACATCAGTACCTGAGAATGTTAATTTACTAGGATCAAATTCGTCTGCTTCAAATTCACCTTGGAAGAAGCCACCTTTTTCTGAACTCCAACCATGCATATAGAAACCAGGCTCTAGATCATCTTCATCAATATGTTCAAAGTCACATTCAATATCATGTTCTTTATAAACCTCGTTGTTGTCTTCATCTGTTACAACTACAGTTAGTCCATCAAACATTGCACCATTAATATGTTCAATGTCATCACACTCATGCCAGTAGCCTAAAAAACGTGGATCTTCGTCATCTGTTATGGGGTTGGGGTGTTCATCTGATTCATCTGTTTCATAAGGATCCCAGAAAGCATGATTGTTAATAGCCATCTCATCTTTATCTTGCCAGAATTCAAATTGTTCTTTAGTCACAGTACCTACACACATTTCAGCACCATAGCCATATATTTCTACAGTAAATGTTTTTGACATTTTATTCTCCTGCTAGTTTTCTGAGCATAAGTTTATGTTGCACTCTTGTTTCAACTGGTACTCTGTGTCGCTCAGTGGGATATTCTTCTAATAGTTCGTCCATTATTTCACTAATTATTTCTAAACGTAAGCTGATATTCTCATACATTTCAGAGACTGAAAGGTTATCAGTGGCTTCCATATTCTCGTTCGCCTTCCCAGGGGAAAACAATCCAAACAGGATCCTCTTCTTTGTTTATTTCAAGTGCAGTATAATCTAAACTATCAAAGCCACTTACTGCGTTATCAATTAAGCAGGCAGTTCTTACATTGTCTCCCCAAGAAGAATCTGTTTTCCAGTCTTCTTTAATCCAGGATAGGGTTTTGCCAGTGTCATTGATATCATCAATAATAAGTATGTTCTTTTTATAGTGATCACCAGTAACTCCTGCAGGGCCAATGCCTTTTGCATCTTGAGCCATCCAACCACAGGATTCAGGACCTGTATAATTACCACCAGTATCTCTAAAACGTACATCAAGTGCATACATAGGAATGCCTGTCTGGTTAGACATGATTGTAGCAGGAACAAGCCCGCCACGTGTTAGCCCTACAATATAATCAGGCTTCCAGCCATCCACAAACATTAAATTGTTAATAACTTGGATCATATGTTCTATGTCTTTCCAAGTGTAATGAACCTTATCTACCATTTTTAGTTTTCCTTGTTTTTGAGTAATCAACTGTCTCTTCTATCTTTAAGACTTTGATCTCTTTTAGCGAACCATAAGTGTGTTCACCTTCCACTTGTGTATTAATCCATACACCTTTACTTGTTAACTTAGCCCAAGTCTTATTAACTTTAGCTACATCTAGATAGAACTCGTCTACTAAATCTTGTATAACAGGGTCTTTCATATTCTTCTCCAATTAAAAAGGGTGAGACCAAGTTTTACCCTGGCCTCACCAGGGGGGAAATCTACGACTTTGCTTTTTTCTTAGCAGTCGCTTTTTTCTTAGGAGCCGCCTTCTTTTTAGTAGCAGGCTTCTTAGGTGCTTTAATAACTACAGGTGTAGTCATATTTGGATTGTCTACTTTATCAATGCCGTCCACAGTTTCAGCATTGGCGCCGAAAAGTGTCTTGAACATGTTTTTAATACTTGAGAACATATTGTTCCTCCTTTAGGTTTTCTGTGCAAACTCTTGTTGTAGTTTCACATTGTCAGTAAATTCTTTCTTTACTGATGGATCATCTTTAAATGCACCACGTAGAACTGTAGTTTGTGTTAAACTACTGTGGGCTCTGATGCCTCTATTTTCACAACAGCCATGTGTTGCTTGGATATAAACACCAACGTGTTCTGTTCCAGTTTCTTTCTGAATTGCATTGGCAATCATAACGTTTAGATCTTCTTGTAGTGTACCTCGCATTGCACACCATTGTGCAATCCTTGTATACTTGCTTAGTCCCAATAGTTTAGGACCTGCAATAATACCAATGTATGCTACGCCTTTTACTGTCTGATGATGATGCGAACACAAACTTGTAAGCTCGCTTCTCACTACCAACATACCTTCATAGCCACCTTCAATGTAATTTGGAAAGGCACTAGGGTTAGGCATTACATCATAACGACCACTCATAATCTCGTTAATGTACATCTTTGCCATACGCCTTGCAGTATCAATACTGTTGGGATCTGTTTCTGTATCTATAAGTAAACTTTGTAATACATTTTCAAAGGCAGGTACTGCCTCATCAATTAACTGTTGCTTCTCACCTTCTTCAATGTAGTCAGCAATATTATCGTTAGCCCAATACCTAACGTTGTTATCTTTAAGTCTTTGTTTAATTTTATCGGAAGTCTTTGTCATTATACTATGTTCCCTTTATTGTATCGTATAGTTGTTTACCACTAAAGAAGTCCTGTAGTTTATCAACTACGTTGTTACAGACTTCATGTGTATTTTCATAATCTAACATTTCTCTCATACGTTCGATTAATTTATCTCTGTTTGCAATATAGCTATCCCAGTCTTCTGTCCATTCACTTGGATATAATACCTCTGGTGTAGCCATTTCACGATAACTAAGTCTATCAGGCACACAAGGGATAGCATCAACTAGGGCACCTTCGTACCAGCTGATTCCCAATGTTTCCTGTAGATTAGCACTAAAAACCATTCTACTAGTTGCTAGTAGGTTATGGTATTCGTCTTTTGATAGTGGATAGGCTTGTGCTACTACAAATCTATATTCAGGCATATGTAGTGCTAGATCTTTAAATATATCCACTTGTTTTTCCGGTGCCACTCTGTGTGGGAATAGGATAATATCAAACTTATCCTTGCCACCATATGGCGTAATTTCATCTTTCAAGTATTCCATAGGCCAACCAACAATTTGTACTTTGTCTTGATCTACATCATGGAAACTTTTTCTAAATAAGTCTACATGGAATTGTGTTGCAAAGTAATTGTCGTCATAGCAGTCAAACATACTTGCTTCTGCATTCCGTACCCAGTCTTCATCTCCTATAAGTCTACCGAGAAAATCCTGAGGATCGTATGAACCAGCATGCCACATGCCACCAATGCGGATATCAAGCCCAAGAAGCCTAGCCATGTAGCGGAGTTGGATAACAGTAGGATTCCAAGCATCAGTATAGAGAAAGTAATCGCCAGTTTTAATGTCTCCGTTACAAACCATAGTAGCGATCTGCATAAGTTGACTACTTTTGTATACATTTGTACCTCCAAAGTTAAGAAAGGCCCCAGGCGTTGTAGCCTGGGGAACTTCACCACCACTTATTACTACAACATCCGTTGTATCCAAGTGAGCTTTCATTTGCTCTGGTAGAAACTTTTTCCACTGAGCAGTATAGCGACTCTCCACAGCCTCAATATCTACAATGTAGATTGTCATGCGGCTACTCTATCTCTAAAGTGTACCATGCGACCTACATGTATCTTTAACTTCTTAGGACTACGATCTCTGTGAATCCTAATAGTTAGATCGAAAGTAACTGCATTTGTTTTATCAGTTACCTCGATGTCGAACTCTCGTAACTTATATGCTTTTTGCAAGTCACTTAAGAAGGCAGTAAAGAGGCTAGTAACCTTCTCTGTTTCCTTCTCGTTATACATTTCGCCATCATATGGCTCGATAATTTTAAGTAGGTCATACTTAATATCTCTTAGTGTATAGATTCCGCCAATGAATACATTTGACATTTTATTTTTCCTCTGTGGGATTAAAGGTTAGTGTTGCCCCGTTCTCGTTATCCTCGGCAACGGTAATTGTAATAGAACGGTTAGGATATTTTGTGTGAATCTGTTGTGCAAGTTCTTCTGCAATCATTTCACATGATTTGTGGTTAAGTTCGATTGTACCATCTGAGTATAAACTTTCCAACCAACGTTTGAATTGAATAAATTCAATATCTCTGTCGTCATGGAATACATCAATAGCTACTCTAAAGTGGAAGATATGTCTGTGTGCATAACCTAGAAAACTTACGTCATCTGCTCCACCGGTTGCCAGTGCTGGATCATTAATTGCGGCAGGGTATAAGTGTATACCCTCTTTCTGAAATGTTACCCAGATCTGACGTTGTGATACTTCAATAGTCATCGCTAGTCCTTATCTTTTTCTGCTTGTGCTCTAAGCAGTTTTAAAATTTCCCAAAGTTTCCAATCGATTGCTTCTGCATATTTCTGCCAGAAAGCACTATCGAGTTGTGTAGGCACTGATGCTTCTGCAGGTACATCTGCTTCTGCTTCAACGTCTGTTAGTCTAATCTTCTTTGTAGCCATGTGATTACTCCTTCTACATTTGTTTAGTATAGCAACAAACAATCTTATTGTCAAGTAGTTTGTTGTATCTCATTTGAGATCCTAACCATTTCTTGTTTTAGGTTAAGTTTCTCGGTTTTTAGTTTCTTTAACTTGCGATCATCACATGTTAAAGCCTTAGTCATTTCATTAACAATCGCATCAATGTTACGGTGTTTGGTCTCAATTGCCTTCAAATGGTTTTTTAAACTATCTATTGACATCTGTTCCTCCTATGAAACTTCCTGCAGAAACTCCTCTGCTTCGTCTTCTTGCTCGGTACTAAATTCACCGATAACATCACTTTGTACTTCTTCTGTTTCAAATAAACTACTGAAACTATCTGCACTAGATGCCAAACTCTTCTTACCATTAAAGTCTGCTAACATTGGAGCCGCTTCTTCTAACATTTGATAAGGAGTTTCACTTTTAAATAATTGATCAATAAACTGTGTAATGTATAGAATGTTTCTAGGCACCCATGGTGAGAACTGTTCTTCTTTACTAGCACTCTTTAACTTACGCCAATGCTTATGATTAACTGTGTTTATCATATTCGCGGCATCTGTTAGTTCGTTTGCTCTTTGTACTGATTCAATATGTTGGTAAACATTATGTGACATCAAAAGGAAATAAGTTAAACTATCCCAACTTGTTTTGCCTTCTTTACCAATCTTATTTAACATACCTGGCTTGTACCAACATATGTCTTTCATTTTAAGCCTATCACCTACAGGCGATGACCACGGAAACTGTATGTTACTTCCTGCTAGACGTTTGTCATCTGTTGCACTATCCATTACATAACCGAATCGATCATTTTTATGAACGTGTTGTGTGTACATTTGTCCTTTTGCTGTCGCAATAAACGGACTTGCACAGTCAAACATAACTTGTATATCAGGATTAACTGTTTCATTTAGGGCACGTTTTACTGCCGTTAGTGCTACTGCCCAGTCCAATTTACTTGTACCTAGGAAGTGTAGGACATCACAGACACCTTGATCCAGTTTCTTTTCATCTCTTAACTTTAGTAAGTGATGTAGCATAATGTTGATATCATACTTAGTAGCACCACCAAATGCATAACCTTCAAAGGGTAGATGCTTCACTGCATCAATCCATGTGTCAGCTTCATTTTTGTTACGACCCTGTAGAACATTTAGGTATTTTGTTTTACCCTGTCTGTTCTTTACAAACCAATCACAGTTATGAAGTGTATAATCTAAACACTCACCAAAGTTCTGGATACCTGTCTTTTGTTTGTAAGGCTCACTAGCCGCCATAGTAGGAATATCAAGTATCATACTATAGTCTGCCGTATGTTCTAACCAGTTTAGAATAGTATGACGTAGGCTATCATCTGTCTTAAAGTTTGGCCAATCACATTGGATAACGCCTTTAATAATCTGAAACCCACCTGAATCGCCTAGGATAAAAGTTTTATCTCTATCACGTTTCTGTACCATACTATCATGATCATTAGCTTTCTTAAGATCCAGCTGGGCATGACCTGCCGAATACAAACCCCATTTATATTGGTAGTATGCATCAGTTTTTAGGAAGTCACATCCTTCTAAGCCATTTTCAAAGCCTTCAGGAATACGTTCAGGTGAAAAGAAGTTGTCCCCATCCTGTCTGTACCTACTTAAAGTACGATCATAAAAACTACTGATACTCGGAAGGAATACCGAATAGTCTTTATTACGTTCTGTTAAGTTAATTTTATTAGCCATTAATTACACCGTTAGAGCTGGAAGGATATAGTCATACTTGCCAATACCAGTATCAATACTGATCTGCAGAGCACCACGTTTACTGATTTGGAACACACATGTACCTGTCATTCCTAGTTTTAGGATTGCTAGTACTTGATTAAGTGGCCATGCATAACCTTCATTAAGTTCACCATCTACATTTGTAGCAAATGTTCTCTTACCTGTGAAGCTACCATCTGCCGCACCAACAGTAATTTCTAGATTACCATCCACTGTCTTAACAGTAAAGTTAGGCTCAATACCACCATAGATACCTGCTACTGCTTGTAGTTCAGCTACCTTTGCCTTAGTAGGTTCGAAAGTAACGTCCCACTCTGTACCTTTAAACTTAACAGTTTGTAGGTTCTGATCAATAATCTCTTTGGACATAAATCTATACTGGTCAGTATTTCCTTCTGCATCCTTAAACATTAGATGATCTGGCGAACTAACACCATTACGTTCTCTACTTACAACATCGATAGTTGCACTCTCTTCTTTGTAGTTGGGTAGTCCACTTACACCTGCTAAGAAACCCAAGTTACCTAGTCCAAACTCACCTGCGAAATCAGGAAGTGTGTTGTGTAGTTTTGCCTTAAGGATAACAGTTCTTTCTGTATCCATAGCATCTAGTGTAGTTTCGGTATCATTACCTGTTACCTTAACTGCGTTAATGAAGCCAAGACCGGCTGTCATTTTAACGATGTCTTGAATGACGTCTTTAGTTGCACTCATGTTAGAGTTCTCCTTTAAATTTGTATTATGTTTTAGTATATGATGTTATTTAGACTTTGTCAACCATTATCTGCTTAAATGGCATTAAAAATGCACTTTTATTTAAATTGTTCAGCAAATGGATCAAATTCTGTACCACATTTTTGAGAGCAGACACCCAATTTGCCCTCTTTGATTGAATTAAGTTTCCAACTATGCTGAATGTCTCGCATAATGCCACTATCGAAAACGCCTGCAATGCCATGTATTTTGGCACTGATTCCTTCTTTACCGCCTGCTCTGTCGATGAAGTCCCATACCTGTTCTACTTTAGGATCGGGTTGCCACCATTTATACATACGCCCGGCTGTCCAACAACAGGGCATAATTAAGCCTTCTGCTGTTACAAATATACTTTTGCTCTTACTTACTTTACATGCAATATCACACTTGTTATAATATTCCATCATACTTCCGTATGTTTTCTCTATCTCTTTTTCTTTTTCTATAGCTCTATTTAGATGTTCTTTCTTCTTGGGCTTTGCTAGTGTAGTTGTTTCTACACCTTTACGGTTCACTGCTTGATGTGTTTCTTTACCTTTATTTTTGGCACTACTAAAGAATCTACCAGTTTTCTTCTTCATAAAACGTTCGCAACCCCATTCTTTAGCAAGTTGTTCAGCACGTTCTACATCACATTCTGAGTGTTCGAATATTAGATAGTCCCATCTAGCTCTACCACCGGCGGCTATAAATGCCTTCATGTTTCGTTCTACATATTCCCATTTAACATTTTGCCTATATAGATGGTTAGTTTCCTCAAGTCCATCCACACTAAAGATAACACAACCCATTCTACCAATAGCTCTGGCTACATCGCCCCACCACTCAGCACTCTTGGCTCCTGCATTAGTATTCATGCTTAACCACATTTGACTGTTATGTTTTCTAAAATACTTAAATATTTCCAGTGTATCTCTGGCACTAATAGGATCTCCCAAGTTGCCACACATGTACATAGTGTTTAGTTGTTCAATAAGATGAGGAGGGAACATCTGCTTTATATCTTCAAGCGATAGTTCTTTCTCATTACCACGAATGTGTTAGTTGACTGCACCACCGTTCTCATTACGATCACACATAGGGCAGGCCGCATTACAACGTTGTGTAACTTCCAAATGAACTTCTCTTATATCTTCATAATTATACATCTAACTTCCCCAAAACATATACACTAAACCAGGAACAATAATAACAAACTGTGGTAGAAAGTTTAGTATGAGTGCTCTTTCGTTCCACTTCCAACCAACGTATATCCAACCTGATGCTCCTATCATCTGTAAGTAACTATTGTAGGGTGTCCAACCCTGTACATGAAAAACCATTGCCGTTAAAATAACTATAGCACTAGCATACTTAATATACCAAACATGATCCCTATGCATCTACAACAAACTCAACTTCAGAACCTGGGCCTATTTCACTTGGCATTCCACCAAACTCCATTACATAGTGTTTGATTACTGCTTTATACCACAAGTGACTATTGTGATAGGCAACTTTGTTGAATTTATAGATACTATCATTATCAGCAGGGATTACACTGATTGCTCTAGCCGCCTCCCTCTGTAGCTCACGAACTTTTAGAGTATCCAAGTACTCATCAAATTCAGGCATTGTCATTACTACTTCTTCTTCATCCATTAACTTTTTTTAATCCTTTGAGTTTGATTAGCATAGCATCTTCGCTTTGTCTAAACTCTATTTGTATTTCCTGTTGTCCATCTGAGTTATGATTTACCTCAGCCAGTTCCCAATCTACTCCCTTATTTAATCCATTGTTTGCGAGCTGATTGGATATGTTTGCAATTGCATCGTATGTAGCAAAAGTTCCTTCTTTTATGTTAGTAAAATCCATTGTTTCATAAATTATATACTCGGACATTATTTCTTTCCGATTAACATAAACCTATTGTATAAGTGTGTATCTAATTCGCCTTCATAATATATCTCTGACATAGGATACTTTAGTTTAGCGGCCGCTACGTCTTCACAACAATTCATATGTTGTGGATTACTAAAGTAATCATTTGTTTGTAGTACTACTACCTTACCTGTTGGTAAGTTTTCATACCAACTGTTATCCATGTGTTCGCAACTTGTGTTAACAATTAGATTAATAGGAATATCATTGTAGTCCATCTTGTCTCTATCATTAAATGCTTTGTCTTTTTCTTCTTTGGGTGCTAAATCATTAAAGCACATCATGTCATTCTTCCAGATAATTTTAGTAACATCTGCATGGTAAGGATGAAACTTTCCTTTTGAATGTTCATGTTGATATAACTTTTTACTGGCTTCAACAGTTTCCATGTTCATATCTAGGCTATAACAGTTATCAATATTAAAGTGTTCGAATAGGAAGTGTGCAAAAAAGTTATACCAGCCACCATAGAACACTACATTACCTACATCTTCATCAAATATTTCTTTGAGTTCGTCTGCCATCCATAGTTTACTTTGTACTTGTCCTTTACTTAGGAAGTCATTTAGGTCTGGCAAATGCGCCGCCTGTGTATCGTCTTCACTAGTAAAGTGGTTAATAAACCTAGCCATACTAACTAGCATTGGATCTTCATGCATTAGTTTCCTCATTAGTGTTACCACTAGTTGAGGCTTTACTTGTATTTCCGGTAGATGCTCATGTGCAAGTAAGTTGATCCATGCCTTAACATGTGTCTGATTGCTATTAGCCATAGCAATAAGTTCCATTAGGATATCTCTTTTTCTATACCAGTTGTTCTGAAATAGGGCTTTGTGTATATTGTCCCAACGTTTTTCATAATCAGGACCTTTGTGATTAAAGTATTCACCTAGTCCATACATCCAGTGGTATTCTTTTTGGAATTCAGATAGCTCCATTAAATTGCTCCTGTAGCCAGTTCCAATCGTTGATCTTTCTTAGTGCTTCAGTATTGCCTCTATAATGAGTTCCGAAGTCACGACCTTGTTGTGCTCCTAATACTGCATACTCTCCGTATTTACGATTATCTCCACGAGTACACCATACTTCTAATCTATATGCATCATCAACTTGTTTATTATGATCTATGATGTTACTTGATAACTTAGTACATTCTCGAAAAGCACTTCTCCAACTGTTGAAAGGGTCTGTGTTAAACTGTGTAATATTACTTATCTCAAACATTGGCTTGAACTTAGCACCAATACTTGTTGTCATATCCACTTTAAATTCATCTACTGACAGTAGATTCTTTTTGGGAAATAATTTAACAGCACCATAACCATATATCAAGTCATTAATAGGATTGTGGCTACGATATGTAAACACACATTCTGTTTCCGGTACACCCGGATAGGCTTCTCGCCTAGCATCTGGTTGAAACTTAAATGTAAAGTTGGGTTGTAGTACACAGTCTGCATCACATACATAAAAATATTGTGTCTTAGAAGCTTCTGCACAGGCTTTGTGTGCATTTAACAAACCTTCTATACCATCAATACGTTGTGCATGTGGTGCCACTTCTTGTAGAGTTTCGAAGTTCGCATCTGCGTCTGGCTCACCAAAAGTAAGCATAAAAACGTCTAGCATATTTGATTGTCCTTGGAGTTATAAATATATTTATACTATCTATTATATAGGATTCCCATGTATTTGTCAAGCATTAACTCTAAAAACTTAGAGGCACTACATAAGTTTTTCGATTGGTCCAATCGAACTGGTAGAGCAAAAGTAGTAAAATTTGAATCAAGTGGTAAACAATTACGTTCACTATTTGATGCTGACCCTAAAAGTGTCACACACGGAGATATGATAAAACTCTTATCTGCGAAGATAGAACGATTCAGAAATATGGATCCTCATACAGTGGATTACTTTATTAATAGAAGTATGCCTAGAGAATGGACAGGCGATACTGACGTCTATCTGTGTTATCAATTTTTTAAATTACTGTGGTTAAGCAAAGACATCAAACTTAACGGACAGGAAGCACCTATACAATTGTATACAAGTGGTAGAGGATATCAGAGTCATCCAGGAAGTGATAAGAAGTATATCATTACCCTGCTACAACCACTTGACGTTGTACGTTGTTTCTATATATGGTATCCTGAACTGGATCAGACTCCCTGGCATTGGACACAACCCTATACTGAAGTTGATACACCCGAAGAGTTTTGTGATATGTTTCCACAAATTAAACATGATACATTTGAACTTGAACATTGTGATGTTACGCTTACAAGAGAAGGTGTTGATTTTGGTGGTAATTTTCATTTTAAGCCATTTGCTACTGGTGCCCATAAGGCATGTGTTAAATTTAGGCGGAATTTACATTCAGACTTTAAACTAGAGTTACCACATCTAAGTTATAGAGATGGTGTGCATAGGATGGGAATGTTTAAAGACAAAAGTATCTTTAAGGAAATTAGATTCGAAAATGATAATTTTTATCTAGGAGATTTCAAGTTTATACAGTATAATAACTTATGGTATCCAGAACAGTACTACAACTTTCCAGAAAGTTTACATGACACAAACCATAAATATGACAGTAATCGTAGTCTACATTTCAGTAATACGAGATCATGTATAAGTACTCACAGGCGTAACCAATGAAAATGATAAGATGGGAAGACTTTAAACAAGGCATTGAAGAACTAGACCCTGCTAAACGACCTTGGGAATATGACGGCGACGGCTTGCAAATATATAAATTAGAATGTGGCTTTACTGGCAAAACTCCGTGGGACGGTGGTTATGCGTTATGGAAAAAACAATACGGAAGTGAATGGGAAGAAGAATGAAGATTTACATAGGATGGGATAGTAAACAAAAAGAAGCAAGTGAAGTTTGTGAGTATAGTATTCACAAGTATTCACGTTATCCTGTTGATGTAGTTCACCTAAAGAAGGACGAACTTATAGATGAACATCTATATTTTAGACCTCCCGGCGATCCTGCTAGTACAGAATTTACATACACACGTTTTCTAATACCATACTTGGAAGATTATACAGGTTGGAGTGTGTTTGTAGACAGTGATTTTTTATTTCGTCATGATATAACCAGCATGTTGGATAACATTGAGAACGATATGATAGCTAAAAACAGAGCTGTATATGTATGTAAGCATCATGAATATACACCCAAGTCAGAGAAGAAGTTCTGGGGGAAACCTCAATTAACTTTTCCTCGTAAAAATTGGAGTAGCCTAATGGTGTTTAACAACGGCCATCCTAGTTGTAGACTACTACATCCACTTAGCGTCAGTAACAAGAGTCCACAGTGGTTGCACCGTTTTGAATGGTGCCGTGATGATCAGATAGGTGAGATAATGTTATTGTGGAATTGGCTCGTGGGTGAATATGAACCTGATGTCAAAGGTATCAGAGCATTACATTTTACTAATGGCGGTCCTTGGAATAATGTATGGGGACAAGACTATGAGGATTATTGGTTAGATATGTATGAGGAAATGATAGGTTATCCGTTCCAACATATTAAACGCTAACTGTCTTTAACTGCTTTCTGCACTTCAAAGTCCAACCAGTATTCATCTGCACGTTTAACATACTTCCTGTTGGCATCTTTTTCTAGTATAACTTCAACTTCTGTATCCCAGAATGCAATTGGCCAATCCAGATCATTTGCTAACCTTTCCAAATACATTCCTTTATAAAGATACAACAGTTCTTGACTTATGAAACTTATCTGAGTCTGTGCTGAATATATATCTTCCAGTTGCTCTAAGAAGAATCCTGTAGTTTCCATACCTCTTACTCGTTTCTGTTGAAACTCCAGTATGTTTACATCTCTACCTATTATAGCAACTTCAACATCACAATGTAGTAGAGCTGTTTCTATAAACTTGAGATACTGCGGTACTTGTGGTTCACCGTCTTTAAAATACGGACAACTAATACTAGTTACATAGAAGTCTGATTGTGTCCAATCAAACAAATGTAGTTCCTTGGGATCTGCCCAACACTTTGCAAAAGGTTCATAATGATGTCCTTCCCAATATGTATTCAATAGAGTTTTCCAACCAAATACTTTTTCATGTAGAGCAAATATCTTACTGAACAGATGGTTGCCACTGCCTTGTGGGCCTGTAAGTATTAACATTCTTTTCATACTGGTATTTATGTTGGTATTTAATAAATAGTATTACAATCCGGGGGGATAAAATGGAGTTTTTAAAATTAGTTGGTGAAGTAGGATTCCCAATCGCAGGAGCCATAGCGGCAGGGTTTTTTGTGTTCACCACACTAAAGTTTATATTAGGTTCAGTTACAGGTAGTGTAATAGGACTTAAAGGAATTATTAACGCATTGGACAATAGAGTACAAACTATGAACAATGATTTAGTAAAAATAGATACATTGATGAGTTACGCCCTAAACGTAAAGCCCAATGTAGATCGTATAGCGGCCAACGAAGGAAAAGAGGACGCACGTCGAGACTAAGGAGAAACACATGTACCTAAAAGACTACGATATTATTAAGCTACCGGATGGTTTTAGATTAGTAAATCAAAAAGATCCAGAAGACAAACATGATCCAATAGATCAAGGATTATTCAAGCCCGGAGACCATTTTGAAGTTGGTTACAATGGTTATCTATCATTCAAAGGAAACTTATATGATGATATCATGAAACAAAACCTAGCACAGGGCGAGGAAATCAAATCATGATGTGGGTTGACTACAGCATATTCCAAGCCGGAGATGCCTTTAAAGTTGAAGGAGAATGGCCTGGTGAAGTAATGGGATTGTGTAAGGATGGATCTGCAAAAGAAACATCACTATATAAACCTGGCGATATTTTTGAAGTTACTGAAGATGGCTGGTTAAAAAAGATTGGTGTAAAACATGACAAACAGTCTAGTTGATGCAATAAACCAATATGGATTTCCAATCATTGCGGCTATGGGTATGGGTTACTTTGTATTCTATGTATGGAAATGGGTTACAAAAGAAGTCAAACCAGTTATAGGTGATGCTAATAAAACGCTTATTGGATTGATTGATCGTATTCGTATGCTGGATAATGATATGATACGACTAACTCAGAAGCTGAATATGGTATTGGAATTCAAAGAAGAATACGAAAAAGCCACTGGTAAAAAGATAGATATTGATGCAGATGATATCAAGAAGAAAAAGTAACTATTTACTAGTAGCTACATAAACGCCGTCCCAATCAACTGGAGTATTAACAATTAAGTCTTCACAACGGACCAACATTACATTGTAGTATTCACGCAATGTAGGTGGGCCGTCTTTTTGTAACTTGTTGATCTCTGTGATTGCAAGATCAAAATTACCATTGCGATACTCTATTAGCATTTCAGAATGCCACAATTTCCATTGCTCATCTTCCATATCTTCCATTAGCACAGTAAAGATTCGTATGCCTTCTGTCTTACCTTTAACAGCAATTAAATCCAATTCAATATACTCAAAATCCAAAGTCATATCTAAACTATCTTCGCCTATTAGGAATGTTAGTCCATATGCTTTGGACTGACCTTCCAGACGAGCAGCAAGATTAACAGCGTCACCAAGTACGCTATAATCGAACCGCTGCTCACCGCCCATATTTCCAACAACAACAGTACCAGTATTAATACCAATACCAATGCGTAACGGTAAAAGTCCTTCATCCTCTAACTCCTTGTTTAGTAGATCTAAACGTTCAAGCATTTGGATGGCTGTTTCTGTTGCAAGCCTTCTCTGATCAGGAACATCCAGTGGGGCATTCCAAAAAGCCATAAGTGCATCTCCAATATATTTGTCTACTGTACCCTCTTTTTCCATTACAAGAGCAGTCATTGGTGTCATGTACCTATTAATAAGTGTTGTCAAACCTTGAGGGTTTGTCTTATATTGTTCACTAATTGGGGTAAACCCACGGATATCCGTAAACATAATTGTTAGTTCACGTGTATCGCCTCCTAGTTTTAGTAAACTAGGATCTTCCTGCAGTTTTTTAACCATTGCTGGTGCAAGGTAATGTTCAAACTGCTTTTTAATTTGTTGTTTAAGTTGAAACTCTTTTACAAATCTATTGAATACTGCATGTAATGATACCAGCACTAGTGCAATTAAAGGTATACTTGCGTCCAATAGATATAAATGTGTTGTCCAGGCATGCATAACAGCCCATATTAATCCACCACCTATGGCAACAATTGCTAGAGCTACTATTGTATATGGTGCAAAGGCGGCCAGTAAAATAACTAACAATCCAACCGTTGCCGTGGCGGCAAGTTCAGTTAGGAATGCCCAATATGGTCTTTGTATTTGATCTCCATCAAGTACTGTTTGTAGTGTAACAGCGGCTGGTATATAATTGTACTTGGGTCCTGTAGGTGAAGCAATAATTCCACCCAGTCCTTCTGCTGTAATACCAACTAGAACTGTCTTGCCTTCCAAACTCCAGAATTGATCTTCGTCTGCTAGACTAACTGTATCAAATGTTTTGTTCC